CCGGCCGGATGCCGATCTGACGGTGTCGGAATGGGCCGATACACACCGGATGCTGGGATCGCGCGCCAGCGCTGAACCGGGACGCTATCGCACATCGCGCACGCCCTACATGCGCGAAATCATGGACGCGCTGTCGCCCAGCTCTGCTGTCCAGCGCATCGTGTTCATGAAGGCAGCACAGGTCGGCGCGACCGAGGCTGGGAACAACTGGATCGGCTTTGCCATCCACCATGCGCCGGGGCCGATGCTGGCGGTGCAGCCGACCGTGGAACTGGCAAAACGCAACTCGCGCCAACGGATCGACCCGCTGATCGAGGAAAGCCCGGAGTTGCGGGACCGGGTCAAACCGGCGAGGTCGCGTGATGCGGGCAACACGATGCTGTCGAAGGAATTCGCGGGCGGCATCCTGATCATGACCGGGGCGAACTCAGCGGTCGGGCTGCGCTCGACCCCGGCGCGCTACATCTTTCTGGATGAGGTCGACGCTTATCCGGCCTCGGCCGATGAAGAAGGCGATCCGGTCAGTCTGGCCGAGGCGCGGTCCCTGACCTTCGCGCACCGGCGCAAGGTGTTTCTGGTCTCCACCCCGACAATCCGGGGGTTGAGCCGGATCGAACGGGAATACGAGGCCAGTGATCAGCGCCGATACTTCGTGCCGTGCCCGCACTGCAGCCAGTTTCAGTGGCTGAAGTTCGAGCGGCTGCGCTGGGAAAAGGGGCGGCCGGAAGCGGCCGCATACCATTGCGAGGGCTGCGACCGCGCCATCGCCGAACATCACAAGACGGCGCTGTTGGAGGCGGGCGAATGGCGGGCAACCGCTGTCGCCGCCGATCCCGGCACCGTCGGCTATCACCTCTCGGCGCTTTATTCGCCGATCGGCTGGCTCAGCTGGGAGCGGATCGTGCGGGCATGGGAGGCGGCACAAGGCTCGGATGAGGCGATCCGGGCCTTCAAGAACACCATCCTTGGCGAAACGTGGGTGGAGCCCGGCGAAGCGCCGGACTGGTCGCGGCTCTATGATCGCCGCGAGGCGTGGAAGCCGGGCATCGTCCCTGCGGGCGGGCTTTTCCTGACCGCCGGGGCCGATGTGCAAAAGGACCGGATCGAGGTCGACGTCTGGGCCTGGGGTCGGGGCGGAACAAGCTGGCTGGTCGATCATATCGTGATCGAGGGCGGCCCGGATCATCAGGGCGCGTGGTCGGAGCTGACAAAGCTTCTGGACCAAACCTGGATCCATGAAAACGGCGCACAACTGCGGCTGGCCAAGCTCGCCATCGACACCGGCTATGAGGCTCCAGCCGTATATGGCTGGTCGCGGCGGCAAGGCGTGGCGCAGGTTGCCCCGGTCAAAGGCGTCGAAGGGTTTAACCGGTCAAGCCCGGTGTCGGGCCCGACATATGTCGATGTGACCGACGCGGGCAAACGCCTGCGCCGGGGTGCGCGGCTCTGGACGGTGGCGGTCTCCACCTTCAAGGCGGAGACCTACCGTCATCTCGGCCTGCCGCGCCCGACGAAAGAGGAATTGGCCGAAGGCTCGACGTTCCCGCCTGGCACCGTGCATCTGCCGGATTGGGTGGAAAGCGAATGGCTCAAGCAACTTGTGGCCGAGGAACTGGTTACAGTGCGCACCAAACGCGGCTTCGCACGCCTCGAATGGCAGAAGCTGCGGGAGCGAAACGAGGCATTGGATTGCCGCGTCTACGCCCGCGCCGCCGCCTGGATCGTCGGGGCCGATCGATGGTCCGAGGCGCGCTGGGTCGATCTTGAGGCGCAGGTGGCCGGGGACAGCAGCGGTGACGGGTCACAAGACAAGGCCGCAGCCGGATCCATCCGTGCGGTCCGCAGTCCCGCGCGGCGCAGGTCTGTGGCGTCGAATTACATGAGGTAGACATGCCCACAATCGCAGAGCTGAAGACCCGCCGCGAGGCATTGGCGGCGCAGCGTTCCTCCGGCGTGGCCCGAGTGAGTTACGACGGCAAGACCGTGGATTACCGCAGCATCGCCGAAATCGACCGGGCCATCGAAGTGCTGGACCGCGAAATCGCGACTGCCGAGGGGCGCAAGATCATCCGGCAGGTGCGCGTAATCACCCGCAAAGGCCTCTGACGCATGGCCTGGCTCGATGCATTCCGCCGCCGGAAGGCCGGTGGCCCCACAGCCGTGCGTGCCCGGCTGGAAGGGGCGATGTCGCAGCGAAGGCTGCGCGGCTGGCAACCGCCGTTGGAAAACATCAACTCGCTGGTCGCTTCGGGCGGCCCGCGCTTGCTGGCACGGTCGCGCGAATTGGTGGTGACCAATGGCTATGCGGCGAACGCCTGCGAGGCTTTTGCGTCGAACCTGGTGGGCGACGGGATCAAGCCGTCATCGCTGATCGAAGATCCGGCCTTGCGCGATCAGGTGCAGCGGTTGTGGCTTGCTTGGACCGACGAGGCCGACGCAGACGGCCTGACCGATTTCTACGGTCTGCAGGCCATGGTGGCGCGCGAGATGTTCGTCGCGGGTGAATGCTTCGTGCGGCTGCGTCCGCGCCGGCCAGAAGACGGTCTGCTGGTGCCGATCCAATTACAACTGCTGCAATCGGAAATGCTGCCCTTCGAGAAAACCGAAACCGCCGCAAACGGCAATCGCATCCGCTGCGGGATCGAGTTCGATGCCATCGGGCGACGCCAAGCCTATCACTTCCGCCGCCGCCATCCCGGCGACAGCACCGATCAGGGCGTATTCACGTCCGAGACGGTTCGTGTTCCGGCCGGGGACGTGCTGCACATCTACCGGCCCATCGATGCGGGCCAGATCCGGGGCCTGCCGCATGTGGCACCCGCGATGGTGCGTCTGTTCCTGCTCGACCAGTACGACGATGCCGAACTGGACCGGAAGAAGACGGCGGCGATGTTCGCAGGCTTCATCACCAAGACTGCGCCCGAAGAGCAGCTGATGGGCGAGATCGAGGCGACCGACGACAGCGGTGCAACCGTCAGTCTGGAACCGGGCACCTTGCAGGTTCTGCTTCCAGGCGAGGATGTGAAGTTCTCAAGCCCCGCTGATGTCGGCGGCGGCTATGAGGCGTTCCAGTACCGCACGCTGCTGTCGGTCTCGGCCTCGCTGGGGCTGCCCTATCATCTTGTCACCGGCGATGTGCGCCAGGCCAACTATTCCAGCCTGCGCGCAGAACTGGTCGAGTTTCGCCGCCGCGTCGAGCAGTTGCAGCACGGCGTTGTCGCGCACCAGCTTTGCCGCCCGGTCTGGGCACGCTGGCTGGAAACTGCGGTGCTGTCGGGCGCATTGGAGATACCGGACTTCGCGCGGTCTCCGGCGCGCTACCGCCCGGTAAACTGGATCCCGCCACGCTGGGATTGGGTCGATCCGCTGAAGGACATCCAGGCGCAGGTGCTGGCGATGGAAGCCGGGATCGTCTCGCGCCGCAAGGTCGTCCAGGCCACGGGCTACGACGTCGAGGAAATCGACCGCGAAAACGCGACCGACGCGGCCCGCGTGGCGGCACTGGGTCTGCATTACCGCACCAGCCCTGGCGAGACGCAGGGCGCGCGGGCCACCCCGACGCAGCGGCCAGAGGCGGCGGCAAACGACACATCTGAACAGGAGTGACCCCATGAACAGCTGGTACACGATCCGCGCCCTAGCCACAGGCGCGGAGGTGGTGATCTATGACGAAATCGGGGCCTATGGGGTCTCGGCAAAGGGGTTTCTGGCGGAACTGGGCGCGTTGCCGGACGCCACGCCTCTGGCCTTGCGTCTGAACAGCCCGGGCGGGTCGGTCTTCGATGCCGTTGCGATCTACAACGCGATCAAACGCCATTCCGGCACGGTCACAGTCTGGATCGACGGGATTGCGGCTTCGGCGGCGTCCTACATCGCCATGGCGGGCGACGAGGTCGTCATGCCGGAAAACGCCTTCCTGATGATCCACGACCCTGCCGGCATGGTCATGGGCTCCGCCACCGACATGCGTGCGATGGCCGAGGCGCTGGACAAGATAAAGGGCAGCCTGTTGCAGGGCTATGCCGCCAAATCTGGCAGGTCGCAGGAGGAAATCGCCCCGTTGATGGCGGCAGAGACCTGGCTTGATGCCAAGGATGCGCTCGATCTCGGCTTTGCCGACCGGATTGCAGAGCCGGTCCGGATGGCCGCGCGGTTCGATGTGGCACGGTTCCGGAATGCGCCGCCCGCACTCGTTGAATCTTCGGCAGACGCACAGGGCGCTGCGGCGATGGAGCAGGAGGGTGAAGCAACCACTGCCGAGATTGCGGTCGTGGTGTCCTACGAAGGCTCGGGAGACGGTATTGAGGCCGCTGCTGGCTCTTGTGCTGGCGGTGGTCCATCATCGGTTCCCGATCCGTCCTCTGACCCGGACGCGGAAACTCTTGGAGTTGCCGAGACTTTCGACGCCGATACCGTCCTGCACCCGGACGCCGCGCCAGCGCCCGAAACCGATTGCATCGTTGTCGCTGCCAACGGTGCAGACTTTGCCGCCAGCATCCGTGCCACAGCGTTGAACCATGCTCGCGCCGTCGTCGACCTCTGCCGTCTGGCCGGGCAACCTCAGATGGCGGGGCGGTTCCTTGAGCGCGACACGAGCCTCGACGACGTCCGCGCGGCCCTGCTGGCCACCCGCGCCGAAGCGGAACCCGACATCTCTGCCACCCATCCGCAACCCGGCCGCCCCTCGGGCGCGCGCCCCTGGGGCGACGTCATCGCCCGCACCTTCCGTCTGAAAGGATAAACCCATGCCCACGCTTACTGAAACCCGCCACGCGGGCGGCTTCCTCGTCTGGGAAGCACTCCGCGATTATTGCCGCAGCACCGTCATCCTTGCCTCTGGCAACCTCCAGCCCGGTACCATTCTTGGTAAGATCACCGCCTCGGGCAAATACGCCGCCCACGATCCCGTTGCCTCGAACGGCACCCAGACGGCGGCGGCCATTCTCTGGGACAGCGTCGATGCCAGCGGCGGCGACAAGAACTCTGTCGTGCTGATCCGCGGCCCCGCCATCGTCAACCAGTACGAGATCACCATCCCCGGCACGCCCACCGTTCCGCAGATCGCCGCCGCTCATGCAGCCCTGCTGACGCTCGGCATTCTCGTCCGCTGATCCGGACGTCCTCACCCCCAAATCAGGAGGCACCCCATGGCCACCATGGACATCTTCGAAGGCGATGCCTTCTCGATCATCGAACTCACCCGTGCGCTCGAAAACATCCCCTTCAAGCCCGCAACCCTGTCGGGTTCGGGTCTGTTCGGGCCGCGCGGCGTGCGCTCTCGCACCGTCGTCATCGAAAGCCGCGACGGCACGCTGTCGCTGATCCCGTTCTCCGAACGCGGTTCGGCCTATGACCAGCAGACCCCCGAACGCCGCGATGTGCGGGCCTTCGTCTGCCGCCAGTTCAAGAAACAGGACGTGATCTGGGCCTCGGAAATCCAGCAGGTGCGCGACTTCGGAACAGAGTCCGCCACCCAACAGGTGCAGGCCGAGGTTGCCCGCAAGCTGGGCCGGTTGCGCAATGACGCTGAGACCAC